TTACCTTCCTTAGTGTGCATGTCCATGAGCTAACTCCTTGTCTGACATACGTGTTTGAGCTTCTAGTTTTTGAGCTAGCAAACTGCCCGACTGCGATTCTTGCATGATTTTATCTTCTTCTTCGTCTGGATCATCAACAATACCAGTGACAAACATCTTAGTTTTGTTGGATAGTTCTCCACCAAGCGCTTTAAAATCATTTATTTTTTCTTGGTCTGATTTAGGTAAGTTTGGAGTAAAGATTATTTTTAGCTTACTGATATCAAAATCTTTAATCTCACTTAAAAACTCACTAACATGAGCAATAAGCTTATATCTACGTTTCAACGACTGCTCAAATAACGCTTGTAAATCCACACGCTCTTGGTCTAGTCCGAAAACTTTCCACTTGAGGGCTTCTCCTGACTGATTACCGGCAAACTTATTGTCTGTCATGTCCGGCGTGTTAGTAAATCTGTGGATATCCTCTGCTATTCTGTTTTTATAAGCCTCGGTCCCTTGTACGTCATATTTTTTATACAAATACTTAGCGTCAACAGAACCTTCACGTCCTTCGCCATCAACGGGTGGCTCTAGGTTTAACAGTCTAGCTTTTCGCATAGTTCTCAAATATTCAATAGCTTTTTCTGGCGTGTTTACGTATTCTGGAAACGATACACGACCAATGATCGCTAAGATAGCGTCTGACAAATCTTGCATGTAGTTAGCAGTGTCTGATTGCGCAGAATCGTATAAATCAATCAAAGATAATTCTGTTTCGTAATCACCCAAACCATCATCTGTATTCAGATATTCCGTGATAGGGACAGCACCAAAAGCGTGCGGTTGTCTACCTGTTTCTGTTAATTCTCCGTCAAATTCAAAAAAGATAACTTCTGAACTTGTATAAACTTCTACTATCTTGTCTGTTTTATCTATTTGACTTTTGTTGTAGTATCGTACACCAATAAGACTATCTTTATCAACGTCATTTTTATAGATAATAAATGTCTCTCTTGGGTCTAGTCGTATCACTTTTGTTTTGTCGTCTGCACTACGATAAGCAAGTTCATAAGCACGACCAACTTTAGATAAGTCTTTTATAAGTTGTCTATTTAATTGATGAAAGTTGTTCTTTTTTGCTAACTCTTTTAAAAGTTCGTTGTTAACTTCATCGTCATACTCAACACGTATTGGATTACCAACAAGATACCCCTGTTTAAACGTTGATATATACTTGCCATAATTGTGTATAGCACGAACATCAGCCATATCTTCATCTTGTCTACGACCAGACTTAGACACTTCGTGATTGTTTCCTTCTGCATAATCCAATAACTCTTGTATACGTGGTTTTTGAATGTTCTCGTGGTGTTTTAAGTATTCAAGTAATATTTTATAGTTGTCATCAAACAAAGCGCTTATATCGCTTATCTGATACCTCATTCTTGACTCACGATGAAAACGCAACTCTAAAAGTTTATGTTCCCCAGTTGAGTCAATAAAATCTTCTATGTGTGCCATTGTTTCTCCTATCTAGTTTTTAAGACCTTGATAAAGTACATTGAAATTGTTGGTTTTATTGCGTTTGATATGATATCTTTCTAATGCGTACCTGATAGCATCTATAATATGATTATTATTATCAATAGGTTCATTCAACCAATTGCCCTCTTTATCTTGTTTAAAAGTGTAAGTATTAAACTCTTCAATCGTGTGTTCACAAGATGGATGTATATATATCTTAAAACCCTGCATGAATTGAATTCCTTGCATAATTGACCCTTTACCTTTAATGCTTGAAGTAATCCCAGAAATACCCTTGCTTTTTATTTCTGCAATCAGGCGTTTTTCTGCGCTATCTGCTGCGATATAAGCTCTGCTCATGTTTTTATTTTTTATCATTGCGGTAATATCATCAGTCAGCATGGCTTTTTGGTAATGTTCATTGTAAAGCCACAGTTCCTTATTTGATAAATCAACCGCAACACATATAAGAGTTGTAGGGTCTTGCGTGAAACCGAAATCCATACCTGCAGAAGTTTCTCTTACACGTTGAATTGTTTTTTCGATATCAAAATCTATGACTTTAAAGTTATCGAAAACAAGCCCTTCTGCAACGCCCCATTCTCCATCACAGACAATTCTAGCACGTCTAGGGTTAGTCTTGTACAAATCTTCATATCGTCTTTTATCGACATCGTCAAGCCACTCATTTACTCTAAACGTCGTAGTGTCTGAAAAAGTATCAGCTCTCTTAGTTTCTTCGTCAAAAAAAACACACTTAAGCCAATGTCTTTCTGACCACGGGTTAAATGTGACTGTTATCTGTTTAAAAAAATCGGGAACATCTAAAGTACCACGAATAGACTCAACAACTGTTGAAAACTTGTTTTCGGTTTCTATTTGATAAGCCTCTTCAAACCAAGCCCAACACAAAGAACCAACATCGACGGTTATAGATGTAATTTTTAATTCGTCATCAAGTCCACGGAATAGTATCTTTTGACCAGTTGCTTTTACAGTTATTTCCGGTAAGCTTTCGTTGAATTTAAAAAGGTGTGAAACATTTAATTGATTACACGCCCATTTGAAATCAGTATACGTTGACTGTTTATTAGTATTTGAGTATCTGCGAATAACTAATAAATTCGCCCAAGGATATTTAAGCAACCTCACTATAAAATTTAAAGCAGTTGTTTTAGATTTTTTAGAACCACGACTACCTTTAACTACTCTATAAAAATTTCTTGAGTGCCAAAAAGCTCCATAACCTACTCCGATAGTTTTAGGTAAATCAATCTTGATTTTTGGTTTAGTTTCAGTCTGGTATGTCGTCTTCATTAACAAACACCACCGTTCCTTGTACTTCTGCTTCTACCTTGTCCGTAAACAGTCTGTAACGCTTACCAAGCAATTCTGCCGCTTTTATTCTATCCTTGGCGCCAACATCAATATCAACAATCTCTTGTCCAAGTTCGCCAATGCTAATCAGAGTTTTTTCTTGTTGATCACCTCGCATGATCGAAGTGAGATATTGTAAGACTTCTTCTTGCGTTGCAATTTTTTCAGATTCAAGTTTTTTAAGTCGTTCATCTATATAAGCTTTAATGCCAACATTTGCTAACAATTTATGTGCTTGTGCTCTAGCGTAATTTTTACTATATCCAGCAATAAGAGCCGACCTTTCTGCGTTTCCTGAGATGATGTACTCATCTGCAAAACGCTTCTGTTTCAGTGTTAATTTACCTATTTTCCATCACCTCCTTCGTGACATAATAAAAAGCCACCACAATTGGTGACTGAGTGTTTATTTATTCGGACGACTAACACTAAACGCCTCTTCACGCTTGTCTCGTCAAGTAACGTGCCCTAAACGCTATCTGTTATCGCATGATAGTTGCGCTGTTGTTTCCGTACAACAGTTAAACGACGTTTTCCACCACTAAGACTATAACTTAATGCGTGTTTTTAGCAAACGCAGCTACAGGAACAGTCGGAATCGAACCGACACATCTTCTTCTGGCTCTTCGCAAAGAGTTTTCGGACTTAGCTAACGTCCCGAAGCAAGGCGCTACCTCTACCGTTTTCCAATCACGGTTCATGTCCCAACGGTTTAGTCTTACTTTGCGCAAAGGTCCCCGTAGAGATACTAGTGCTTATTTTTAAAGTAAGCCTATAGACCCATCACGAATCGAACGTGATTAATACCATAAGGTCTACACAAAAACGGTTATAACTCCGCTCCATGTCCCACGCCCGCTGTATTGCTCTAGTGGCTGAAATAACCACTACTGAGACGGCAGGATTCGAACCTGCGTCCCACATACATAAAATAGCAAGTTTGATAGTAGTTAAAGTTGACGACTAAATAAATAGTCAGTTGGTAAATGATTATCTCTTCTTGCTATTTTGATAATACTATATTAACACATATTTTTATGTATAAACTATTGTATTACTGTATAAAAACTAGTCAAAAACTCCTTGCTCTACAATCAAAGAGCCCTCCCTATAAAGCTCTGCAAAAGCTAATAATGCAGCATCTAGCGTGTCATAATAAAAGCTCTCTGACATACATAATTCTGTATAAATAACCTTATCTGCATTCTTGTAAGGAGATAAGTATTTGTCATACAAAATCCTGCGCTTTTCTGGCTCTAGTATCATACTAACCGATTGCTCAATTGCTTCTAATTCTTGTTCCGCTGACACACGATTGAGTGCTAAGCGTTCAACCGGCTTACTAGGGGTTCCATGTGATTGTCTAGGTTCAAAGGAATAAGTGGCTGTCACTTTTTGAGTATCTACATCATTAGCGATCCTACGCCAGCGTGGATACTCTCTTAGTTTTCGCTTAGCGTTTGATTTAGTCTTTTGTATATTAATTTCTGGAAAAAACGTCATGAAAGCTCCTCGTATGATATAATAGTTGTACGAATATATACCGAATGGCGCTTTCACGAGCGCTTTTTTATTGTTCTCCTTTCCTTCCTCTGCTGACTTATTTTTGTTGTTAAATTGTCGAGTATTAAATTTTTAGTTTTGCGTCAGCACTTTATTTGCAGCATTACGCTTGTATAATCATCTGTGAGCGATAACAGACTTTAGATTTTTATGAAAAAAATGTCGGAGGATATTTCCCTTTCTAAAAAATTTCGCTCTATAACTAGCAGACTAATTATTCCAAATCTGCTAGCTGACTACTACAGAAAGTTTCTAAGCTGAGTTTAACGAGAATCCTAGCTCGTACACCCACAGAGCCATTGCAGGCTCTTAGGCGCTTGCGTGGGACTTTAATTTGCTTCTGTGTTTAATAGTTTAAAATGCCAAGTTTCATATTCACCATGATAAACGAAGCCTATAGAGTCTGCGTCAACGATTTTATCGCATACAACATATGCTAAATCAGTATTTTTTAAATAATCTTTTTCACCATATTTAACAATAGCAATATCATGTTTTTCACCACTTCTAAAATAATAGCCAGAGGACAAATTATATTTGTCATTGTTAAAATCATTTGCATATTTTTTAATTTAAAAATTGTTTTTTTTTCATTCCGTCACCTCAAGATATTACATAAACAAAGTCACTATCCAAAGCAATAACAATACGACTAGCGGAGAAATAAACGCTCTTGCAATCACTGTAGCAAAATCTTCATCTGTATTTTTTTTAGAAGCAAAAGGACTAATTAACACATTGATTCCTACAGCTTGCGGTAAATTGATAGATGGTACGCCATCAATTGTTGATAAAATGTTATTCCAACCGTATTTAATAACAAATCCAGATAATACTAAGCCGAACGGCAATAGAACTAAAAGTATAATAAAGTTCTTTTTAGCATCATTTTTATTTTTATCATAATTCATAATTTTTATTTAACTCTCTTTCATTCATTTTCTACATCTTTTCTAAACTGCCAAGCCCAGTCAAAGTCTTTGCGGATTTCGGATTCGGTGACGTTTCTAATATTTTTGTATTCCTCTAATTGATCTTCATATGCTTCAATTAATTTTAGTTTCTTGTTTACCTTTACTAAAATTATTTTTAAATCACTATTCGGATTTGGTATCTCAACCGTATACAGCTTCTCTTTTTCGATTGTGTAGCCATGCATCCAAGCACTAATAAAATCATTGTGGTGGTCAATAGCCCAAAGCCACACATCATGATAATAGCCACCTCGGTTATCAGAGGTGAGATTATCGTACATATCTATTGCAGACGCATCCGAAAATGATTTTTTATGTTCCTCAATCCAATCAGCCACAAACCGTGGCACTTCTGGTTGAGGTTGGTCAATCTGGTCGAGTAATACTTTTACAATATGTGTTTTCACTACTGGAATGTCGCCGACACCACCTTTACCAATAGACTGTTTGTCTATCAATTTCTTCGCTTCTTCAATATTCATTTTCTACCTCCAAAAATACTTCACTGCATTCATTGCACTCAATTCTATAACCTCTTTTGTCAATTACCCATTTATAAACATGATTATCCTTGCTATTTTAGTCGCTCATACGAAAAACGAATATGCTTAAAAAAATCTTCAATGTCAATTACTGCACAACCATCAATGTCAGACCTAAAAATTAGATATTCTGAAATAATACGTTCAATGTCTTCAATCTTCATCAGCTATTATCTTACCTCCCATTTTCGTCAAATCAATCCTCTAAATTTTCTTCTCGACAAATTCGCACTGCAAACTTATATTTTTGGTCTGGCGATGGCAAAAATACCTGCGCCCCAAATTGTCCTGGATTATTGTGCAAATCGTTGATAATTTCCATAATCTGATCGCCAACTAAAAGTGGAGCAATAAATTCCGTCATCTTCAATTCGTCAAGTAGTTCTTTTACTTTGTCTAATTTTTCAAATTTTTGTTTGTTCATTTCGTACCTCTTGTAAAACCTTTGTAAAAATTTCTTTAACTAATTTATGCGGTATATTTGACCGCTCATTATATGATCTTGAAAAATCTTTTTTGAAGTCAACCTTGTTCGGGATATTTTTATGCATTAAATCAAGATTGATATTTCCAGAGAATCTGGTCGCTTTACTGATTGGGTAATCATAGTTGTTGTAATAAGTGAAATTTTTGTAAGGAAGTTCAAATCCTTGAACTCGCTCTATATACTCCCAAATTCTTCCGTAAGCTGGGTTCTCGATCAGATAATATTTCGGTTTATATCTCTTTATGATTTCCAGTGTATTAAAAACTGTTAGTTCCCCATTTATTCGCTTTAAAAATGATTTATCAGGCTTAAACTGATATCTGTCATAGTCAGTAAAATCTCTGACTGTAAATTTTGATAACGGTATTTGTGGTTCAAATAATCCATCTCCTCTCTCTTGCTTCCAGCAGGCGTTACCCCTATCCATTGCGCTTGCAACTGACCATGACTCACACGGAGGACTAGCGATAATCAAATCAGGTTTAGGAAGTTTATCAAATTCATCAAATAACTTAGTGTCGCCAAATAGCCTACTATAATCAGCTAAATTCAGATTGATAAAATGATTATTCTTGTTCTCAATATCAATTCCGACTGGGTATATTTCAATCTCTGGGAACTCTTTAGATGCCTTTGTATATGACCCGTTACCGCTATCAAATAATGCCCAAACGATCATCCTCATCCCCCATTTCCTGTAAGTTCCGCAATCCGCTTAGTCTGTCTAGCTCTATCATCACTAGCACGTTTAAGTTGCTTTTGTGTCCTGCGTAATGCAGTCAAGTATTTCTTGTTCTTCAATCATCCTTCTAACCTTTCTAGTAATTCTGGATTTTCGTGTATATTTCCGATATTTTCGATTTCCCGAATTTCGTCTGGACACCCGTCTTTGTAGTTGTAAAATGGATCGTGTGTATCTGCTTTATCAACTATGTTCCAACCAAAATCTACAAATTTTACTTGTCCTACGTACTCAGACAAAGAGTCGTTAAAAAGTCTGCAACACTTAACGATATCCCCATCAAACACCTCAATGCCGTTTTTATCTTTTAGGCCTGTTGATTGCATGAGGATATAATCGTCAAAGTTATCCTCGACAAAATGAAACGTCTCTAAGCGACCACAACGAAACTCATCATCTGCTAAGCTGCATCTATATATTTTGCGCACACTTAATTCAAAGCCGTCAACACCATACATCTTTTTGGTCTCTTTATTAAACGCTCTAAAATTCGGTATCATCAGAATTCCTCCTGTTCAATCAATCGTCTAATGACTTCTATACAAACTTCTGCGTTATCTTCGTCATAATTATCATCGTATTCATTGATAGCAAGTCTAATGTCTCTTACTAAATTTTTATTAATTAACATCGGTTATCCCCCATGCTCTAAATTTCGGTGTCGTTCCTCTTCCTCCAACCAAACCGCTAACATCACGCAATAATTAGCCATGTCGTTTAACGTGTCTGACAGGCTTTCTGAGACGTTTTTGTCACTGTTTATAAGATTATATAACCTGTTGTATTTATCGCTTATACGGACGACACCAGCGATAAATCCGAAGTCATCCAAAGACTTTTCGAACGAATTTCCATAATCCGCATTTTTAGCTAAAAACATTTGATAATTTTCGTTGTATGCAGCTTGCATACTCTCTGCGTTTATTTTATCTGCCATGCTATACCTCCTCAAAAGGTCATTGCTGCGTACATCAATCGCTTAACTTCCTTGTAATGCTCTAACTTTTTAAATTTATTAATGATATCCATTTACTATTTTCAAAGCATCTTCCACCGAACGCGCCACTCCGGCTAACGCCCCTTTCGATGCCATAACCTCCATAAAGTTTTTCTGTTCTGGTCTTATCCGACCTGTTTCATTTTTAACTTCGATAAAAAATATTTGTCCGTTTGGTTTGAATCCAAACAAATCACAAAAACCTTTTGGTAAACCTGTATCAAAAAATCTACCATCTGCTGTTTTCACCTTTCCGACATTTGCTCGAAATACCATATACCCCGCTTGTGATAGTGCCACGCGGATTTTATTTTGAATTAGTGATTCTGTTGTCATAACTCCCTTTCTAGTTACTCGTGCGGTTACCTCTACAAGTAACCAAGCCGTAACTTTACCGTTTGCAGTAACTTTTAAAAGCCTTTTGGGGGTCTTTTTCGTTATTCCATGGGAAAGTGCTGTAATACGTCGGCGCATCTTCTCCAGGAAAAAACTTACCTTTTATTTTTGCGGTTTTCAAAATCCAATCGTCAGAAATATTACTTGCCAGCTCTTTCTCAAACGTTGTTTTCTTTAATGCTGTATATCCATTTTCTTTGCACCATTCTTTATATAGCCACCACAAAAAACGCGTCGGCAATGCAGTAGATTCAAAATCATCAAACCACTCTTCAACAAAAGCGAGAACGGTATTGTTATCTTTCTTGAACACCTTCATTTGTTCTTCGGTTGCCTTTGGCTCGCTAAATCTTTCAAAATCTAAATTGATAGATTTCCACAAAACATACTCAAGTACTTCTGGACGATTAATGTAATCATCTTTGATGGCCCAATCATCATCTTTAGCACTGAATGTTTTAAGGAACGGAATGATGATAATTCGTCTATACGTACCATTCGATTTGTTTTTAAATGATGGCATTGCATTAGTTGACTGAATAACCGTCTTTTTAAAAACTGCCATATAGGGGTTCTCACCTTTTTTCTCTATCGATACTGGTTCTCCAGTAACGACAGAATTAAAGTTGCTACTCTCATCTACGTATATGCCCGCTTGCACATCATCTCCAATTATGACTGTTTTACCTTCGATAATTGCTAGTCCAAAACGTTCTGCAAATTGATTTAATTTTAACGGCGCAACATTTTTAAATCCAACTAAATTGCTGATCATCTGTTGAAATGTGCCTTTGCCATCGTTACCATTTCCTACAAACCAGATTGATTTACGATATGAGTAATTACCGTTTAGAGACGCTGATACGACTTGCCACAATAGTTGGACGAGTTCTTTATCTCCGCTCATTAAATCAAGTAGCCAGTCTTCTACATTCCACTTCCCTATCTGTGGCAGTGGTGCATTTGGAATTAATTTTGTCTCAATAGTACTAAAATTGATAAATCTGTGGTCAAACGGTAAAAGTTCACGTTTTTTCTTGTCATAAATACCATTTTTAACTAATACATACCGTCTTACGTCTTTGTATTCTGGTTCGAAATCTGTTGACCCATATTTCCTATCCATACTCGCTAACATAAACAAAACGTTGCGACATTTCGTTTCATTAAATGTAGGTTGTAAGATATGGATTAATTTATAGGCGAATTTATAGTCCTTGATGTAGTATCCTTGGTTTGGATCGTAGATAGCTACTTTCCCATTTTCCAAGGCGATGACGTGTAAGTACTTATTAATCCCGATAGCAACCGCTAATTCCGATAAATTTTTAGGATAATTTTTGCTATCAGATTTTTCTTTAACATCTTCTAACCACTCTCTTCGATATGCTATCAATTTGGATTTGATAGCAGACCATGTTTTAGGTTTACCTGGTTCAATGCCAGGTTCCTCATTTAATTTTTCTCTGTAAAATTCAAAGTCCACTTCTCCTCCTCAACTCCTTGTCACACATGCTTTTAAACGTTCTTTCAAACTCCTTGTCATCCAATGGATCAGCTGTTTTGTGATTAGCTATTTTAGCTAATGTGTATGCTATTTCGACATCTACCTTTCTTAGCAATAATCCGCCAACAAATTCAGCGAGAGCATTATTTCTTCCACCCGTGTCACCGAAACCAAGAACAATCGTTTCGAACAACTTAGCTGTCTTGTTGCTGCCTTGGTAATCTCCAGACGTAAAACTACTAGCATCATACTCATAAGCAGGCTTTAATTCTTGCAATACTGCTATCAACTCAAGAGGTGCTTCGGTCATTTCGCCAGATTTTGGGGAATGAACCTTGTCCCACTCATACATACCTTTAGCATTGTTTGACGGTGGTACCAGAACATAATTGTTAACATGAGCCTTTAAATCTACACCATCAACGAAACCGATATTTTGCGCCATGGAAATACCCTGTGGCTTTTTAAGGTAAATATGTCTGCCACCGCTAGGTGTGGTTGCTTGCAAGGTTTTTGGTATCAACCTTGCATGTTTCCACTCCTTTAGATTTTTCAGGCCGTCGACATCATTATGGACGTCAATATCTATGACAAAAAATGTATCTGTTTTTAAGGCGATATTGGCGTCTGGATTATCTTTCCACATAAGGCGCAATTCATGCTCTGTAAAAGCTGGCTTATCTGCAAAAGCAACTAGTGGTTTTTTGCCGTCTTTTGAAATTGGTATGACTGAAAACCCCTTTCGTTGATAATAGATTGCGTAATCTATCATCCCTCCCATAGCTTAGAATGGAAGATCATCTTCTTTAAACTCTTCAATAGGGTTAGCTATGGCAGGAATGTCGGATTTCTCAATACGTTTCACATTTAAGTTATTGTAAGTATTGCCGTTATATTCTGACGTTTCGTTTTTAACTGTCACTTTAAGATATTTATTAAGCAATTGATTTAAGTAATCATCTAATGATTTAAACTTAGTACCGTCTGGGATACCTGCCTGTTTCGCAAGGTTCATGATTGCCCCAACTGGATATTTACCATCTTCTTTTTTGGCAAAGATACGATGAAAAATAATGTTATTTTGAAATTCTTGCTGAAAATCTTTGCGAATTCTGAAGTGGATATTGATGAAGTCTGCACCGTTTTTAGTTGCATCTTGGACGGCTTTTTCAATAAATGTTTCATAAGTGCCGTCTGTGATTGATGCAAATTCTTTAGCTTGTGAGTAGTCGATTTCAAACATATTGTGTTTCTCCTTTTAATATAAAATTCCTAGTTTTTTAGCAATGTGATACTGCCAACCCGGCTTGTATCCATGCTGTTTTCGGTATTCGGTTAGTTCGTCCATCGTCCGACAAAGATCTGGGGATTGATAGGTACTAACTCTATTTTTTAGTTTTAGTTGTTTTTGTTCAGATATTTCTTGTAATTCAACCTCTTTTATTTCTTCAATTTCCCGTTTGCTTAACTCATTTTCATGTCCGCATTCAGGACAGATACGAGTATCAGACCAATACGTAGCGTAACAGATATCGCAAACCCTTGTGGCAGGCTCACCAATTTTGGCAGACTGTTTTTGTTTAGTCTCTCCAGCCAAACTCCATTCTCTGTCCATATTAGGTAAACCAAAACGCTCCACATTACCAACGTGATCAATGATAATAGCTGTTTTTCCATCTCTTGGATTTAATGGGCGCATAGCGAATTGTAAATATAGTGAAAGTGATTGAGTTGGTCTCAACATAATGCAAACATCAACATTAGGCAGGTCTATCCCTTCTGTGAATAATTCACAGTTAACCATGATTTTTAAATCACCATTTCTAAATGCATTCATGGATTCTTCTCGTTCACTCTTAGGTGTTTTACCGCTGACTGCTTGTGATTGATACCCTGCTTGATTAAACGTATCAGAGACTAAATGTGAAGCTTCTACACTGTGCGTATAAATGATAGCTTGCTTTCCTTTGGCTAGCTTTTCATAGTGTTTAATAACATCACCATAAATTACTGATTTCATTGAGTTATCAATTGAATCTTTGGTAAACTCACCACCTCTTTTTTTAAGTTGTGAAGTATCAATCATGGACGGCGCATAGTATTTAAAGTTAGCTATATTGCCGTGCTCTTGCAGCCATTTAACAGATTTACCAACAATCAAATCTTCTGCTATGTCATCAAACCCGTCGCCGTTTAATCTGACTGGTGTCCCAGTAAACATGAGTACATAAGCATTTTTAAAATGATTGATGATTTTTAAATAAGACTTTGCTTTACTGTGATGAGCCTCGTCAATCAGAATCACTTCTGGTCGCGGCAAACCATCTAGTTTCCTCACGAGCGATTGGACACCACCGATGGTTAACAGATTCGAGTCAACTCCGTTTGTTGCAAATGTCCTCTCTACCTGTTCGTTGATTTCTTTTCTATGACTAAAAAACAATACTCTGTTTCCTTTGTCAGTAGCGCTTTTAGCGATATAAGCCATCACTACCGTCTTCCCACTTCTAGGGGGGCGACTGGACGATTATTCGTTTATTTCCAGTCGCTAATGACCTCCTGACATCTGTTAGTAATTCTTCTTGGTAATCACGTAGTTTCAAATAATTCCTCCACTTTACATCCTTTACGGTCATCTAAACGGTTTTTAGCATAAACACTGGCAGATGGTTGTAAAATAAAACCTCTCACCTCTTCCCCATCGTCTGTGGTTTTTTTGACTAATCTAGCTACAACATCTGTGAGTCCAAGAAAGTTATTTAGTATTTTTGTTCTGATATCTGGCATTGCTCTGTTATAAATCATTCCGTTTTCGTCGGTCCATTGATCGGATGTTTCCCAAGCTAAAAACACAATGCGTTTGTTTAGTTGCAGCAGCGCTCGCAGACTATCTAAAATAGTAAAGTCAACTCGTTGGTAATCGGCTTGGCTTGGAACACGATGATTCTTACCTTCGCGACCCAGGTTTGCTAGACAAGCTCTGAATAACTCAGAAACATTATCTATAACAATATTGTCATAATCTTTTGCTGCTCCATTTAGCAGCTCTTTTACTGTGTCCAACCACTCTTCCCAAATTTTGTGAGTATCAATGTCTGCAATATCAATATGTTTATTTCCTCTGAGAACTTTTGCCGACTTATCGATATTGATCACAATAGTCTTTCCTGGCAAGTATTTTGCAGTTGATGTTTTTCCAAAGCCAGGATTACCATAGATTAAATAACAACTGTCGTTATTTTTGATTTCAGTTGCTTTAGTTATCTTCATATTCCACCTCGAATATTTCTGTCAATGTAGTTTCGACATCATAAGATTGCTTTAATTGTTTTTCTTTTTCTGTGAATAAATCATCGATTATAGGTGTATCAAACAATTGACTATACTTATCGATAATTTCTTTCATAGCATTTTCGACATCAATTTGAATAGAATCAGTTAATTTACCTTCTAAAATTTGAATAGAGTCAGAACTAAATTTTCCGAATTTATCTTTATAATTCATGTCTATTGCTAGTTTTTTTTGTTTATTGACATAACATTTCATAATTTTTCCAAATCCGTTTCTATCACTTCTAGTGTGCTATTGATGTCACTTACGGGCCAATTTCTGTAAATCGCTATCGAAATTTTATCGACATCATTCACCTTCATGTCTGGCCATCTTTCTTTGACACATGTCTTGATGTCATTGAAAAAGTCTATTTGATTGTTAATGTATCTTTTTTTCCAATCGTTATTCATTTAATACCTCCAGCAATTCATTAGTTAGTCGTCTATTTTCATCACGTAAGAATTCAATTTCAGCGTATAAGTCTCTGATAACAGGCTCGGGTTGAAAACCGTAAAGATAGCCAAGGTCAACGTGAAAAAAATCTGCAATCATTTGCCAAAAATTATCGTTATATTCTACAATTCCTCTACGTTCATAAGCTATCCATTGCGTCGCAGTCATTGTTGGAGCAATTTGACGAATTTCTTCAATGAATTGCATTACTGTTAAATTCTTAGATTCTCTTAATCCTTTCAACCTATTCATATTCTCCCCTTTTTTAAAAAGGTCTATCCTTGCCCCAGACTTTTCCACACGATCCTGGAGTAGGTAACTCTATAAAATCCGTGCGTTTTGGTCTCTCAACCTTACGTACAACTTGATAATCATCTAAGATTGTGTCAACTGTTTTTGTAATTGTTTTTTGATTACTATTGCGGTTTCCGATGTACGCAATTAAAGCAATAAATAATAAGACTACTACGCCTGTAATTGGATTTTCCATATCATACTCCTTTTCTCAATCCACTTGTTCGTAGAAATCTATTGACATCCGCCAGGTCATATAGCACTTTCCCGTTGAGAGAAGAACGTTTAAAACTAAAATTGCCTTCATCTCTCCACTCACTCAATTTAGTGCGTCCCCAGCCAGTTTCTTTTTCAAGTTGTTTCATCGTCACCCACTCAATAGACTTAGAGTTTTTTGTCTGGGCTATTTTTAGCGCTTCTCTGTTTAAAGCAATTAAATCTTCAAGTAATTCTTTTCTAAAATCTGGACCAAAAATTTCAATCGCCATGCGCATCTCCTCTTCTTTTGTGTTATAATCTAAGTAGTTATTTTCGTAAGTCACTGTCCCCGCAGTGGCTTTTTTTGTTTTATCTAAATTCGTCTAAGCTGATACCTTGATTTCATCTTCACATCAAGAATTCAAAATGCCGTTTGTCTACTTATTTACAGACCAAATAATCGGTGTTTCGCTTGGGAAATATTCGATTGGTCAGTAATCTCTAGTTTCTCGGCTAGCGTTTTGGAATCTACTGTTACCGCAATAGATTCTTTTTTATTTCCTCTATACGGATATTGTTTTGGTCTCATATGTTTCCTTTCTATACAATGTCTTCCTGTTCAATTAGTGGCAAAATATTGTTGTCTTTCAACAACTCGTACAGGAATAGACGCCCCTTTTGTGTCCACGTCGTCGTCACATTGGCTCTTGTATGGCCGTTTTTGTCTTGATAGTCAAATGTGTGACTGTCTGTGTAACCTTTGCCCATATGTCGTTTATAGAGAATCCATTGTCCATTCACTTTGTGCTGCACACCAAATTCTAATAGTGTTTTATTGAATTTATTGGCAGACATACCATAATCAGCAGCAATCTGTGTTACTCGCAAAGCTCCCTTGCTCTCAATGATTAGATCAAGATAACGCGCTTGCTTTTGAGCTTCTTTTAAATCTAACTGCAATTGATTATTTTCCATCGTTAAGTTAGTGATTTTCTTATCTGCCATGAGCAAGGCTCTTGCCATGATTTTCTCTGGACTGTTGAAGTCTTTCTCTACTTGGATGAAATACTTACGGACTTGCTTAGATTTTTCGTTACGTTGTAACATAGCAATTTCTTTAGCCATGTCTAGTTTGAGGACATGGTCTTGACTAGGACGACCTCCTGTACTTTTGCTCAAAAATGAGCTAAAGTCCTGACCTTCTTCAAAACCATATTCAGCCATTCTTGGAAACCAATCTTTATAAGCTGTTTTGATCTCGAGTGCTTTATGTAACTGACGACCACTGACAACTGGTTCTTGATTTTCGTTTAGGTTGATGTCTATTAGTTGATTCATAATTTCCTTTCTAGTGTTATACACTTGAAGTGTAGTTTTGTTTTAAAAAAATAATATCATCAATTGATACGTTAACAACTTTACAAAAATTAATAGCTTTATCGATACGCATTGGAGTTTTATAATTCTCGTAGCTAGCATATGTATTCCTATCTACACCGATTTTTCTAGCTATTTCTTCTTGCGTCATTGACACTTTGGCTCTTGCCATCTCTAGTGTCATTTTCGTCATTCCCCCACCCCCTTTCTATCTGTTTTTAGTACCTCTAATCTGTTATAATGTGAGCAGAAAGGAGGTGAATGTAAAGATATTACTTTCTATTTTTTCGATGGCGTAACAACAACTGGTTACTTATATCTTCAAAGTCTTAAAGATAATAATTTTTCGAGCCGTTTAAAGAATGTCCTTAAAGAAGAAGGTATCCCTCTTACACCAACTTCTATCACAAGGACTATCGCCAAACTAACCTTGTGATTTTGTAAAACTCTTGGCAATTATGGAAAGTGTTACTTCAACATAGCCATCGCCAAGGGTTTTTGTCTTTACAGAATCTTCAATAACATAATGAATCCTTTTATCATCTATCAAGAAATGATTATCGGTTTCAATGATGTTATGAAGCTTCGGCGCTGGATAGTTTTTTTGGCTATACGGATATTTTTTGGGGCGCATCTATTCCACCTTCTTTCTGTGGTATAATTTAAATAAAAATTGTGAGGTATTATTATGAGTAAAAAATCTTGTTTCGTAGTATCTGCTATCGGTGAGGAAAGTAGCGAAATTCGGAACCACTCAGACAGTGTTTTAAATTATATAATTAAACCTGCATTGATCGAAAAGTATCAAGTGACCAGAGCTGACGAACTGTATCATTCAGATAGGATTGACGATAAAATATTTGATGCTTTATCCACAGCAGACTTGGTAATTGTTGATATAACAGGAAATAACCCGAATGTCTTTTTAGAACTTGGGTTTAGAAAAGCGTTGAACTTACCTACTATTTTCCTTAGACAAAAGACTGATGAAGATATCCCTTTTGATATTAGAACTATAAATACCATTCATTACGATCTCAAAAACTCTGAAAGTAAGGTTGTGCTTGATTCTGTCCAAGAAACAATTAGACGAATTCAAAAAACAGAAGAAAACATTGATTTTTCTATAATCCATGAACCAAACGACCAAAGTGCTTCAGTGCAAGATATTATCCAATTAAAAACTTCAATTAACAACATCTATGATGCAATTGAAAATTTATCTGATAAAATAGAAAATAATTCTACTCAAAAAAGACCAATGACTCAGGAAGACTTAATTATGATGGCTTTTCAAGAGCCAGAAAAGTTAGAAAAGATTTTTGAGTTACAAACAAAATACCCTAATGCCTTTAACAGCCCTTCGAACGCTCTAAACGACTAATTCGCTCCTCAAGGCCTTTGATATAACCTCTTAAGAATGAGATTGAGGTTGTATTTTCTTCTTCGTTCTGTTCTATTTTTTGAACTTTTTCTTCAAGATTAATCATTTTTCTGACCCCTCTCCTTTCCACTCCCACTTGGGAGTTTTTATTTTGTAATAAACCAAGCGATCAGCCAAGTGATACCACCTAGCACTAACAGTGCTGGCAATACGCCACCTTCAAATTCAATACTTGTTTTTTCTTTGCCATTACGACTAGTAAACGTGTGTTCTAGATCGCCAAACATTAGTTTTTTCCAATTCATTTTGTACCTCCTAAAAATGTTATAATCAACTTATCCTAGCAGAAAGGAGGATAAGCTAATGAAAATTTCTAATTCAAAAGATTTAGCTCTCGCTATTGTCGCTTCTTCTAGCCCTACTTTGTCTATCGAAGATAAAATCAAACTTTACGAAGACTCTATGGAAGCTATTAAGAAACATAATTTACCTTTTATTGAAGCCGAAAAGGAATCAGCTAAGATGTCTAGAGATGCTCTCACCAAGGTATTCGGAAGGTAATACACCTTCGTCGTAAAGATATCTACCAATCTCAAAGTATCCTTTAGCAAGCTCACACCTTGCTAGAGGGTTTTTTATTTCCATGTAATCTTCTTGAATATTACGTAGCATAATTCCAAGTACTGCATGAAAATTATAAATGTTATTTTCTTCCATCTGCTCTCCTTTCATTCTTGCAGAGATACAGCCAATGTGCTAAACTAAACTTACCCCATTAGGGGTGGGGGAATTTCACCCCCTATCCGATTACCATGTAATCAGATATTTGATTTTGAGCTTAAACCAAAGAATC